ATGGGCATTGTACTGGAGCTATACGAGCTTAAAAATCTCTGTAAAGATATGGCTGAGCTTGGAGCTGCCAATTACGCAAAAATGGTATTTCCGGCAAAAGATCTCATTTCCCAAAGGGAGGCTTATAAATCATTCGGTGAGGCTCGTGTAAAAAGGTGGGTACGCCAGCAACTTGTACACCCTACAAGGAATGGGACAGAGAAACGCTCCAAAATACTATACTCCAGAGCTGAATTATTAGCTATTGAAAAGACAGAGAAAATAGACATTTATATAAACAAATTATGAAAGAAGTATTCTTAAAGAAATTGATCCTAAAGAATTTCAAGAAAATTCAGGATTTAACAGTAGAGTTTACAGATAAAAATACCTTTATCTGTGGTGAAAATGGCACAGGAAAGACAACGCTTCAAGATGCGTTCTTGTGGCTATTATTTGGGAAAGACAGCACGAATAGGGCTGATACCAACTTTAACATTAAAACGTTGGGAGAAGATGGAAAACCAATCTTACATCTTGTACATAGCGTAACGGGCGTATTGTCTATCAATGGCAGAGCTGTTGAACTGCAACGTAACTATGTTGAAAAATGGGGAAGTGGTGTAAACGCTGGTGTCCTTCAAAACCATGCTACAGAGTTTTATTTGAATGGTGTAAAACTCAAAACGAAAAAGGAGTATGATGCGGAAGTAGCAGCGATTTTGCCGGAAGATGTTTTTAGAATGATTACTAACCCATTGTATTTCCCGACCATGAAGGCGCAAGATCAGAAAGCTATGCTGCTTGAAATGGCTGGTAACGTTACGAATGAGGAAGTAGCCAATATAAATCCAAAGTTTCAAGAGCTGATTAGTCTTATTTCCGGCAGAACCTTAGAGCAATTAGCAAAAGAAATAGCCTCTAAGAAATCAGCTATCAAAGATGAGTTAAAGGGTATTCCTGGTAGAATTGATTCGGTACGTGATGCAATGCCTGAAAGTGAGGATTGGGCGGTTTTGGAGAAGGAAATAGCCGACAAAAAAGAGAAAATTAAAGATATTGATAACCAGTTAGCCGATAAAAGCAAACAGATAGAAGCAGAGTTCAGAGCAAAATCGGAGTTGCAAAAGCAAATCGGAAACAAAAAACTTGCCAAGTCGCAAAGGGAAAATGAGATAAGACAAAATGCCAATAAATCCTACCATGACGTAATGGATAATATTTCAAAGCTGGAATATCAAGTTAAAAGCAAGGATGATGAAATATCCCGTAAACAAGAGGATCATTCTCGTATCAAAGCTACTATCGAAGCTCTAAACAATGATTTGGAAGTATTGAGAGGCAAGTTCTATGCCATAGATGCGGAAACGTTACAGTACCCGGAAGGAGCTTTTATTTGCCCGACTTGTAAAAGAGAATTAGAGGTAGAAGATATTCAGGCTAAACAGCAAGAATTACAGGACAACTTTAATCTCAACAAGGCAAATCGACTGAAAACAGTACAAAACGAAGGTAAGGAAAAAGCTGCAAAAGTCGAAGAGCTTAAAAAGCAGTGTTCAATTATTCAGGCTGCTATAACTCAGTTGAGTAACGAAAAAGAAATATTGGTGCATAATATCAATGAATGCAAAGGAAATATGCCGGAAGAACAAGATACACAAAAGATCATTCTTTCCGATCCTACCTGGCTTTCACTCAGTAATGAAATCACAGATCTTGAAAACCAGTTAAAAGCAGAAGCCAAACCGATAGATACAACAGAACTGAAAGAAGCTAAGGCTATTCTTTCTGAAGCTATAGATGAGTTGAATAAGAAGCTGGGTAAACGTGATACTATAGAACGATCCAATAAAGTTATTAAGGAGCTGGAGGATAAAAGAGATAAAAACAATGAAGCTCTGGCAGAACAAGAGCGTTTGGAGTTTTTGGTACAAGACTTCCAGAAAGAAAAAGACAACAAGCTGATGGAACGCATTAACGGAATGTTCTCTTTGGTTAAGTTCTCGTTTATCAGCGAAAAGTTAAATGGGAATGAGGCTATAACCTGCTTTTGCTCTGTGGATGGTGTGCCGTTTGCCGATGTAAACAATGCTTCAAAAATTAATGCCGGGCTGGATATAATAAACGCTATATGCCGATCTGTAGGTATCACAGCACCTATTTTCATTGATAATCGGGAAAGTGTGAACGAGCTTATACCTACCATGTCGCAAGTAATAAACCTTGTGGTTAGCAAAGATAAATCTTTGATGATACGTATTGTCGGAAATGGAACAATGGAAGAATACAAACAACTTTAAATAATAATCTTATGACGCAAGAAAATTCAAGTGGTACACAAGTAGTTAGTACCCAATCAACGAAAATGCCTGCACAGGCAAAAAAAATAGATGTGCTGAAAACTATGCTTAACGCTCCTTCTGTAATGGAACAATTTAAGAATGCGCTGTCTAAGAATGCTTCCACATTTGTTGCTTCCATTATCGACCTGTACAACTCGGATTCAAATTTACAATTATGTGAGCCGAAAGCTGTTGTAGCGGAATGTCTGAAAGCTGCTGTTTTGAAACTACCTATCAATAAGGCTTTAGGGTATGCTTTCATTATCCCTTTCAATAATAGCAAGAAAGTAGATGATTTGGATGAAAAAGGTAAGCCCAAAATAGGCTCAGACGGTAAGCCTATCCAAAAGTATATTAAGGTTATGGAGCCAACGTTTCAACTGGGTTACAAGGGTTATATCCAGCTTGCGGAAAGATCAAACCAATACCGTACCATTAACGCAGATGTCGTTTTTGATGGTGAGGTTCGTAAGGTGAACAAACTTACTGGCGAAATAGCTTTTGACGGAGAAAAGAAGTCTGATAAGATTATAGGCTATTTCTGCTATTTTGAATTACTTAACGGCTTCTCTAAGACGTTGTACATGACCGTAGAACAAATGGCTACCCACGCCAAACGTTACTCTAAAGGTCTAAAGAAGGAAACAACCGTAGAAAGCCTTATGAAACTTGCCGAATTGCCTTTCTCAGCAGACAGTAAAACTGTTGGATGGCTCGGTAATTTTCATGGAATGGCTATTAAAACCGTTATCAGAAATTTACTTAGTAAATACGGCTATCTCTCTATAGAAATGCAACAAGCATTTGAAAATGATGTTGAGGGTGCGGAAGAGCATACAGATGCTATGCCCACAATGGGAACACAGCGTTTTGATGTGTCAGATGTTAGCTTTGAGGAAGTTTCTACTACCAGTGCCAATACTGCAACGGCTTCCAATGAAAATAAGCCAGGTTTCTAATGGGAATGGAATTAAGAGTTTTGGGCAGCTCATCCAGTGGTAATTGTTACATACTGGATAACGGCAATGAGGCTTTGATTATCGAGGCTGGAATACGTTTCATAGACGTAAAAAAGGCTTTGGATTTCAATATTCGCAAAGTCGTAGGCTGCTTAATAACTCATCAGCATAACGATCATGCTAAATATGCTAAGGCAATGGTAGATTGTGGCTTTCATGTATTGGCTCTTCCAGAAGTGATAGAAAGCAAGGAATTGAAAGGCTCCAGAGTAAAAGCCATTAAAGTAGGATCGGGCTATCTGCTTGGTGGTTTTCGGGTGATCCCCTTCCCTGCTTTCCATGATGTGCCTTGTGTTGGCTATTTCATTAAGCACCCGGATTGTGGTAGTATTATGTTTTTAACGGATAGTTGCCAGTCTGGATATACTTTTTCTGGATTGAATCATATACTGATTGAATGTAATTACTCTGATACAAAACTGATAGAAAGCATTAATGCCGGGCGTGTCCTTCCTACACAAAGAAACAGATTAATGGTTTCTCACATGGAGCTGGAAAGTTGCAAACAAGCTCTAAAAGAAAACGATTTGAGCAACGTTGCAAACATAGTTCTTTTACACCTCTCATCTAATAACAGCGATGAGCATTTATTTGTATCTGAGGTGCAAAAAATTACTGGAAAGGCGGTTTATGCTGCTAAACCAGGTTTGAGTATAACCTTAAACAATTTTTAGGTATGATACAAGGATTTTCAGAGCAAACAAAACCTCTAACCGATTATGAGGACAAAGTTATTCTGCCTCTCATAGTACAAGGACTTCACGGTAAGGTAGGTAAATATAAAGCGATTACAAATAAAGCGATGTGTTCGGCTTTAAAGTCTTATGGGTGTAAAATTGATAGTCCACGAATAAGAAAGATTATCAACCATATTAGACTTTCGGGTATGGTGATTGGGCTGATCGCCACAAGTGAAGGCTACTATATCGCAGAAACACGTAAGGAGCTGGAAGATTACCTGAGAAGCCTTGAAGGTAGAGAAGGAGCTATACACGCAGTTAGAAAGAGTTTAGAAAAACAGCTACAGCTATATGACAAATAAAGTTTTGATAGAAAAGAAGGGTGGGCTATTCAACCTTAGACCGTTATACGACTTGTTTTCTCATTCGGTAGATGGGATTTACCAGGTAACAGTGAAAAAGGTTAGGAAGCCACGTTCCAACGATCAAAACGGCTGGCTATGGGGGTGTATCTATCCAATGCTGTTAGATGGGTTGCTTAATGCCGGATGGGAGTTTACAAGCGTGGAACAAGTACACGAGTTTTTTAAGGCTCAAATGACTAAAGACAAAGTAGTAAACAAACATACGGGTGAGATTATAGAGTTTCCCGGATCAACTGCAACAATGGACACGTTAACATTCTCAACATATTGCGAGAAGCTCAGAGAGTATGCTTTGGAATACTTGAATATAGAAATACCTGATCCCGATCCTAACTGGAGGAAAGCCGATGAAGAAAATACCCAATCACTTGGTAAATGAGCTTATCCGGCTTATTCCAGTGCTAATAGAAAATATCCCACACGAAGGTAGAAGTACCAGAGTGGATAATGCGATACGATTAACTAACAAAATTGTCAAACGATTAAAATCTTTAAAAGATGAAAGTAATTGAAATTACTGAGATTGAAGTAAAGGCAGCTTTAGACGTTGCTAAAAGTGAAGAAGTGAAAAACGTGTTGGTAGCCTTGTTCTGCAAAGGTGAAAAGAAACCAACCCCTACCCTTGATGATTACACGACAATCCGAAGTTATGAGGATGCGTGTGCTGCTTTAAAGTGTTCCCCTATTGATGAGAAGGCTTTGCGTTCTGCTGGAGTAAGAAAAGGGATTATTGCCTTAATCAAACTTGAAACAATCAGCCGGGCTTTGTGGGGTAAGAATTACCAGCCTAAACCGGATGCAAGCGGTAGCAGCCGTTTCTATTTCCCCTGGTTTGCTTTGTGGACTGAGAGAGAAATCAAAGAAACAGAAGGGCTTGTGTATATTCCAATTATTGACGCTCTAAACAATCGTGCGGGCTTCGGTTATGCGTCTGCGAATTACGCCCCCTCGAATGCGAATGCGGCTGTCGGCTCTCGGCTTTGGCAAGAATCAAGAGAGAAAGCAAAGTATTTCGGGCAGAAATTCATTGAATTGTGGTTTGATTATTTGATGTTTAATGTAAAGAAGGTGCAAGAATGACAACAATATTTTATATGCTGATAGCCTTCTGCCTTTTCTTTGAAGTGCTGAATTTGGCAGCTTGCAAAAAAGTTTTCGCTGCTGTGGAAAAGTATAAGGACAAAAACGATCTCACTGAGATAAGCCCGGTTTTCGCTGTTTGGAGAATGTGCAACTGGATCTACCTTATATTGTGCTTCATAGGTTTAATAAGCTCTCAATGGATAGGTTTTCTTGCATTGATTGTTTTAAGCCTTATCCCTAAGAAGTGGTTTACATGGAGAATTATAGATAACATATTAGGAATCGCAATTTTACTGTTTGTTCTCTTGAATAAGTACCACTTTCAAATAGACTTCAATTCATTAATAATCAAACTTATTTTGCAATGAAAGATATAATGTTGGCTGATACTCCAGTGGAGCAAAGAGCGCAAATTTTACGTGATAGCTGCGATGAAGTCGTAGAGAAAAGTTATCTCTCAAAGTTCTCTCAGGAAGAAACAAATGAGCTTCGGGCTAACCTTGTAGAAGTTCAGATACAGATGCAAGAACTAACAGAGAATTTTGATGTAGTTAAAGCTGACTTCAAAGGAAAAATGAAGCCACTGCAAGAACGGATCGGAAAAATGCTTGATGATTTGAGAAAAGGCGGTGAGTACATTAAAGGTGAGTGCTACAAGTTCATAGATCAAGACGAAGGAAGAGTAGGTTACTATACGCCAGACGGTTATTTGCTGGAGGAAAGACCTATGAAGCCGGAAGAAAGGCAGAAAACAATTCAAATGGCAGTGCGCTTGACTGGCACAGATAACTAATTTATTAACATCTTAATTTTTAAAACATTATGGAAGAAAAAAACAAAGGTTTGAACATTAACATCGAACATTACACAGGAGAGAAACCTATTGAAGTAGTTTATAGACTTGGTGACGCAGCACAAGCACAACAACCGCTTGCGACCAAAGCCCCGGAAAAGATCAGTGTTTCCGGCACTATCTCCACTCCGTATGAATGGCTTTCCAAGCGGATAGACACTGTAGATCAGAAGCGTGCAAATGTCGTTGTGAATCGTGAGAAAATGACAATTCAGCTCACTGTAAACGAAGATGATTATTACAATAAAAACACATTCACTGGTACGGTTGAAGTATCTGAAACATTTGAGAAGTTCGGTATTAATGATGGTGAAAAGGGCTGGATCCCTGCCAAATTAGGACAATTCTTGCGTCTGAATCGTGGTTTGTTTGAAGATAAGGAAAAGTGCATGGTACTTGTTTCCAATCTCAAAAATTTCAATGCAAAGGCAAAGGCAGAGATAGAGAAGCAAAGAGATCCTTCTGGTTCTGTTGCTGATGTTTACCGTTGCCAGGTAGAAAGTAATTTACCGAAGAGCTTTACCGTAAACATGGCTATCTTCAAGGGAACTGCAAAACAGCCTATCGAAATAGAGTTCGATCATTACCTGACAAATGGAGAAGTGTTCTTGCAACTTGTTTCGCCAGGAGCAAATGAAGTGATGGAAAGTTACAGAGATAAGTGTATTGATGAAGTGCTGGATAAGATCAAGACTATTGCTCCCGATATTGCAATTCTGGAAGTGTAACCGTTCAAACATGATTATAGGAAAGCTGGGAATTATCCCGGCTTCCTTAAAAATTCTCTCTATGGCAAGAAAACAAGAAACTCCTATGCCTTTCTATGTTGGCGATTGGTTGAGGTGTCCTGAATTAAGGGTACTTCCACCAGACGTTAGGGGCTTGTGGATGGATATGTTATGCTATATGTGGGAAAGTGTAGAACGTGGTGTTATGGTTATGCCAAACGGACAGCCTTGTACGAAAGAAGATATAGCCCGTATCATAGGTACGGATTGCTCAGGATCTTCTAAATGGGTAGATTCTTTGATAGAAAACAAGGTGTGTGAAGTTCGGGAAGATGGAGCTATTTATAGTAGGCGTATGGTAAAAGACAACCTGATAAGTGAGAAAAGAAGGCTGGCAGGTAAGAAAGGGGGTGAGATCACTAAGGCAAGGGTTTTCATTCCAAAAGCAGAATCAGAAACGATCCTACAAGAGCAGCCCCAACAACCGCAACAGGAAGTTTTACTGTTTCCACAAGAAAGCCCACCACCTTTAACGCCAGAGCAGCAAAAAAAGGCTGAGAAGGCAAAAAAATACAAGTATGCTGAGTTCGTAACACTAACAAGGGATGAATACGCTAAGTTATGCGCTGAATATTCTGAGGAAGGAGCCAAACGGATGATTGAAATACTTGATAACTATAAAGGATCAAAAGGGAAAAAGTATAGTTCTGACTATAGAGCCATACTAAACTGGGTAGTAAATAGATATAACGAAGAAATACAAAAGTATGGATATAAACATAAAGAATCAGCTTCAAAAGATCCTGGATCGGCAACTGGAAACGACTACAGAAACACGATTTAGAATAGAAGGATATTCTAAGGAAACGGTTCAGGAAATGCTGCTTATGTGCTATCAGCATGAGGTGCGCAAAAGGCGTATTCCGTTTCAGGAAGATAAAGGAACACTGGAGAAGATAGAAAAGGCTGCAAAATGGCTTACTGGTGATTATAAGGTAGGATTGCTGCTATATGGAATAGTGGGATCCGGCAAATCTACTTTAGGCAAGGCGATTTGTAACCTTATCGGTATTCTACATAACAGCTCCATATCCAGTGAACGAAAAGGTGTATTCCGGGTTTCAGCTTTGGATTTGGCAAAGAATGTGGCTAATGATCCTATGTACTTCAATAAGCTCAAAAATCAAGAACTGCTTTTTATTGATGATATAGGAACTGAGCCAGCAAGTGTAAAAAGTTGGGGTAACGAGTTCTCGCCAGTAGTAGAACTGCTTTATGCAAGATATGACAGACAGTTATTCACTATCGCAACTTCCAATCTCAAAGATTCCGATTTTGGGGAACGTTACGGTATAAGAATAGCTGATCGGATGGAAGAAATGTTTGAACGTATTTATTACCAAAACAAGAGTTATAGAAAATGAGTGAGATAAATTGGAACGAGTTAAAAGATAAAGCCCATTCCAACGCTGTAAAACATGGATTTTGGGAAGGCAGACCAAGCGATAATCACTTTCTTTGCCTGGTTATTTCGGAGCTTATGGAAGCTGTGAACGCCCATAGAAGAAATAAATTTGCAAGAGTACCAGCCAACAGAAAAGAAACAATATTCGATGATCGTACTTTCCACCATGAAAACAAGTTTTTCAGAGAAAACTTTGAAGAGTATGTGAAAGATACAGTAGAAGATGAATTAGCGGATGCTGCTATTCGATTACTGGATCTTGCCGGAGCAAATAATCTGAATTTAAATAGATTCTGTTTGCAACACGTAGTTACTCCTAAGAAAAGTTTTACAGAAAATATATATGCTATCGTAAAAGATTTGGTGAACTATAAATATTCTCAGGAAGAACAGGTAAACTATGCTCTCCACCAGATACGAAGATTATCCGAAATTCTCAAAATTAACTTACTGTGGCATATTGAGCAAAAGATGTATTACAACGAAGGCAGGGAAAATAAACACGGAAAGGAATATTAAAATTTACCAAGTAAACATTATGAATACGAGTTTTGAACGAAGTAAGCAGACAACGGATGAGTGGTACACTCCCAAATGGATAGTGGACGCTTTAGGGAGTTTTGATCTTGATCCATGCGCTCCTGAAAATCGTTTGTGGGACACCGCCAAAAGACATATAACGCCTTCTGAGGATGGTTTAAAAACTGAATGGGGGGGGTAAGAGTATGGTTAAATCCTCCGTATTCACGTCCTATTATTGAGCGATTTGTGGAAAAGATGGTAAGGAACAACAACGGTATAGCATTGCTTTTTAATCGGTGTGATAGCAAGATGTTTCAAGATCTCATTTTCCCAAATGCAAGCGCAATAATGTTTGTGAAGGGTAGAATAAAATTCTATCGACCAGATGGTACACAAGGAGATAGCCCAGGGTGCGGTAGTGTTCTTATAGCCTTTGGTGATGAAAACGCAAAAATACTGGAATATTCTAATATACCTGGTAAATACATAAAACTCAACAATTAAGATGGAAAAGAAAAAAGTAATATTGACCTTATGCAAGTCTTTCCCCGTAACTCATAGCAAAGCTGGCAAGGCTACAGACTTTGAAAAGAAGTTGAAAGACAAAAGTAAGATCCATACTATCCGATACAACGCAAAAAATGTATGGGATGGACGGTATAAAGATATTGTTTCTGGTAAAAAATATCTTTCAATACGTGAATGGACTGGCAGACCGTATAATTCGGAGCAAAGAGAAATAGCCCAATTACCCAAAATCGGACTGCAACACGTAACCATGACATATAGCTCTGAGGATGTTTACCCTGAAATATGGATAGACAACAAGAAAGTTTCAATCCATGAAGTAGCAAAGAATGATGGTTTGAGTGTAGAGGACTTTGTAGAGTGGTTCTTTGGAAATAACAAAGAGAATGTGTTTGAGGGTGTAGTTATTCATTTTACAGATTTTAGGTATTAACAATGGAAATAAAAAGAGTTTGGGAAATGCCTAACAGTAGAACTTTTAACATAAAAGCAATAAGTAGTATTATTGAAAAGTATGCTCATGGGTGTATCATTGATCCTTTTGCTAACAATAGCAAAATTGCTACAATAACTAATGATATAGATACGCAATTTGAAACAACTTACCACATGGATGCTATAGACTTTTTAAATATGTTCGCTCCCAATAGTATAGATACTGTTTTGTATGATCCCCCATATTCTCCTCGTCAAGTTTCAGAATGCTATAAAAAATTAGGGATAACAGTAAATATGCAAACTACTCAGGCTTCATATTGGAGTAAACAAAAAGAAGCTATTAGCCGAATTGTTAAAAAAGATGGTATAGTTATCACTTGTGGTTGGAACTCTGGTGGTATAGGCAAAAAATATGGTTTTGAGATTATGGAAATATTGCTCGTAGCTCATGGTGGCTGGCATAATGATACAATAGTAACAGTAGAAAGGAAAATAAATTAATGATTATGGAAACTAATGCAACAAAAAGAACTGATATTTTCCAAATAGATCCACGTAACATAGTGGTGATGGATGATTTCAATGCTCGTAGAGATTTCGATTTAGAGGAATTAAAGGAGCAAATCAAAGCTAAAGGAGTTCTTAACCCTATTACCGTACTTCCTTTCAAAGATGAGGACGGTATAGAACGGTACAAGCTGGTGGATGGTGAAAGACGCTATCGGGCTACCATGCTTGCGATTGAAGAGGGTACAAACATTCCTTACATTAAGGCTTTGAAGCTGCCTAAAGACACAAGTACGGAAGAGCTTCTAATCGAGCAAATGATGAGAAATGAGGGAAAGCGTTTTTCTGAATATGAATGCGGTATCATGTTCAAACGCTTTAAAGAAGAGTTCGGATATACCCAAAATGAGATAGCTGAAAAGTTTAAAAAATCTCCAGCTTTTGTGAGTAAATGTTTATCTCTAATGGATCTCCCTATAGAGATTCAGGAACGTATTATAAACAAACAAATATCGGCTTCTGCTGCTAAGGACATTGTAGCCAATTACGATACGGAAGAGGAACAAGTAAACGCCACAAGAAAAGCCGTAGAATTAGCCGAAAAGCAAGGGAAAAGGACTGTTACCAATAAAGAAATTAACGCTGTACAGAAAGAGGCTAAGGAAGCCAAAGAGATAGCTCAGGCACTCCGTAAGGTGTGGGCTTATCTGGATGGCGGTGTTATGGTAGATGTGGATAAGCTGGCTATCCTTTTGGATAAAACAGAGAGTTTGAGTAATGCAATGAAACAATATAAAAAATTGAGTAAATGAAAGTAGTGTTTTTTGACTTGGAAACTACAGGAACGTTAGTAAACAAACATGGGATCCACCAAATTAGCGGTATGATCGTTATAGACGGTGAAGTAAAAGAAACCTTTGATTTCAAGGTACAGCCTAACCCTAAAGCGGAAATAGTGCAAGAGGCTTTAGATGTGGCTGGTGTAACTAAAGAGCAGATCCTATCTTATCCGGCAATGGGGTATGTGTACGGACAATTTACGGCAATTTTGAACAAATACGTGGATAAGTACAATAAGCAGGATAAGTTTTTTCTTGCTGGTTACAATAATGCTTCATTTGATAACCAGTTTCTCCGTGCATGGTTTTTACAGAATGGGGATAAATATTTCGGATCTTACTTCTGGAGCAATTCTATAGATGTAATGGTTTTGGCAACTCCTTACCTTGCTTCTCAACGCTCACAGATGGAAAACTTCAAGCAAGGAACTGTAGCAAAGGCACTCGGTATAGAAATAGACGAAAGCCGACTACATGATGCCTTGTATGACATTCAAGTATGCAAATCTATTTACGATATTGTTTCACCATATAAAATGTAATGTTATGGAAAAGATTAATATTCAACTTCCTCAGTATTGGAAAAAGAAGAAACTTAACCCGGAGTTTATAAAAGAACTTGAATCAACTGCAAAGAGCGATCCGTTTGCAAAAGATGAGTTCGGGGAATATAGGTTTGGTACATTCCTTCATGGTTGCGCTATTGTCAAAGTTGAAATGACCGATAACCTTCTGAGCGTTGCGATTCACAGCCAACATCCTATAGGTTTGCCAATGATTAAGGAGATTCGCTATAAATACGCTCCGAATAATTATCTTATGACAATGCTAATGCCTTCAAGGGAGCAGCAGATTAGCAATAATACCGTAGTGCTTTATCAGATTCCAGGCTCTTTTGGCGATACGGAAGATGTTGAATTTGAGGAAAAGTAAGAATGATCTATATAGGGATTGATACAGGTGTACATACCGGGATTGCTATCTGGGATAACCGAAAGCGTTCTTTGGAAATGGTAAAACAAATGCCTATTCATAGGGCTATGGCAGTTGTTCAGTCTTATGCGGATATGCAAAAGACGGGTGTAGGCGATAAAATCATAGTAAGAGTGGAGGATCCACGACAGCGCACCTGGTTTGGTACAGAGAGAATGACACGTGAAGAGGAACGGAAGAGGCTACAAGGTGTAGGATCCGTAAAACGTGATGCTACAATTTGGGAAGATTACCTTACCGAACTTGGTGTTGAGTTTGAAATGGTTGCTCCTAAACGGAATATAACAAAGATGAGCCAGGAATATTTCAAGCAGCTTACGGGATGGAAAAAGCAAACCAACGAGCATAGTAGGGATGCTGCCATGTTAGTATTTGGCTTTTAGATGTTTTTTGCTTTTTATTGGTGTATATATACACCAAAATTCATATCTTTGCATTAATTGATAACATTGATATTATGACTATTACGACAACTATCTTTATAGTAGCAGGTGCTTTGGCGGTATTCATTACCGCTATGCACTTTGCAAATCTTTTCCTACCGTATGATCCGATTACACCAGGTAAATCTATTACCGTATATCTGGATGGTAAGTTTAATAGGGTGGCAACGATCACGAGCATAGAGAACGGTTGTATCTATGTGTATGATAAATTACCGTTACCATTGCATTACAGAGGAAAATTTTACGCTGTAGGCAGAATGACGGACGGGCATAAGGTTATGTTTTTAGGGAAGCGGAGATTTTATCTGTTAATGCGCTTTGTGGAGGCTTTCAGAAAGATAGCCCGTATTCCTGAATTTGAAAAGGAGGTTTAACATGGAAGAGATAGAGATCGTTTACCGTAAAATCTCGGATCTAACTCTGTTGGATGATAACCCACGAAAGATAAGCAAGAGAGATTTAGAGCGTTTGGTAGATTCCATCCGCATAAATGGTTTCTGGAAACACCGTCCTATTGCTTTGTCTGAGCGTGAAGGAAAGTTGTATGTACTGGCAGGACACCAACGGATAAAGGCTGCAAAGAAGCTGAAAATATCGGAAGTGCCGACAATCTTGTACCACAACCTGACCGAAGAGCAGGAAGCGGATATAGTTCTAAGGGATAACATCAACAATGGCGAATGGGATTTTGAAAAGCTACAGCTTGGAGATTGGAGCAACAAGGCTGATTTCTCTTTTATAGGCTTGGATATTCCAGTAGAGGATAAACAGCCGGAAGATGAGGAAGCAGCCGATGAAGAACAAGAGGACAACGAAAAAGAGGAAAGCTCGGAAGATGATCCGGTAGCGGATGAAAAAGAGGATTTTTACAGATCCATGCTTAACGATTGCTTGTATGAGAGTAATAATGAGTTTGACATTCCTAATTTGTTGCTGGAAGAACAAGCCGGAAAACTTCTTTTGCCTTTTGCCCCCTGGGGAGCTGATAGCCGATTAAGAAAAGATGTTGCTACTTACCACTTCTATGTAGATGATTATCGCTTTGAAGCTATTTGGAAAGATCCGATCAAGGTGCTAACCAGCGGTGTAAAAGCGTTGGTAGAGCCAAACCTTTCAGTTTACGATACAACTCCGATAGCTTACGGCTTACAACAGATTTACAAAAAACGCTGGATAAGCCGATACTTTCAAGAGTGCGGTATCAAGGTGTACGCAGATCTGAATGTTTCTGTGAAGTTTAAAGAGTATAATAAGCTGGGCTTACCAAAAGGTTATAACGCTTTTTTCACTCGTGGTTATGCTGGTCGGTTGGAATATCTGAAAGGAGAGCTTGAAGTAGCCAAAGAAATATCCGGCTTGCAAACTCCTAACTTGCTTGTGTATGGCGGTGGTGATGAGATCAGAAAGTTTTGCATAGACAACAGCCTGGTTTACGTCCAGGACTTTATTAACGATAAAAGTTCAAAAAAAGATGGCAAAAACAAGCGGAAGTAATGGAGGTTTGCCGAATGGCGATTCAAACTACAAAGGTAAGGTAGGCAAACTGGAACCTTTGGCTTCAATTAAGAACCCGAAGGTGTACAAGTCTGTAAAAGAAAGTATCTCACGTTTTCACTCTGTTTTGGGAGTAAGACAGAAAGATATTAAGATCGGACAACTGGAGGCTGGTACGGGTGGAGTGCATATTTCCCAAAATGGAGTATCTAAACAAGTTGTTTTGAATAAATCCGTTTTCAATGGGAAAAACACCACAACTCAAAGCGTTGCTAAATGGGCTGAGAAAGGCTACAAAAGCGGACATTTGACGAAAACCAACAAGCCAGTAGCGCATATTGTTACTCACGAGCTGGCGCACGCAACTTGGAACAACCATTTAACAAACCCCAATGCAAAGGCAGCAAGTAAAAGCATAAACAGCCTTTATAAGAAATGGGGTAATGATAAGTCTAAACAAGGTTATGGTAAATATGCCAAAACCAATGTAAACGAGTTCTGGGCAGAAGTATGTACAAAAGCCGTTCATGGTAAGGCAGATAAGTACACAAAAGCAGCTAAAAATATAATCAAGAAGTATAAATTATAACGTATATTTGCGGAAAATGCAATAAAATATTGAGCTATGGATAAAATAGAATTAACCGATTTGCAAAAGCAGCTTATTCAAAAGCAGCTAAATGATAAGTACGATCCGTTTATGGCTACGGAAGAAGAACAAGAAGCCTTCAATGACGTAATAGACAAAGCCGAAGCGTTATCGGATGAACTGGACGCTGTAGATGATTACATAGACAACTACAACGGTGATATGATAGCCTGGTTTTGGGCAAAGTACCAAGAGCAGGAACAAAAGGAACTATGATAAATTAACCAGGTAAAGAATTAATCAGGTGGGAGTTCCTATCTGATTTTTTCTTTCCTTTCAATGGCGTATATATACACCAAAACAACGAATAAACAACGGAATGGCACTCTTTGAGAAAGGCAATAACATAGGGAATAGATTCACAAGCGAAAACCAGCCAAAGAAAAATGGTCGGAAGCCCTCAATGTATAAACAGCTCAAAGAGCTTACAGGTAAAAAAGTAGATTATGAGCTGAGCAAAGAGGACTATTATAAAACAATTCGGTTTCTTCTTGAACGATCCAAAGGGGAGCTAAATAAAATCATGGCTGACGCAAACAAGGAAGATAGCACTACTCCGATTTGGGTGTGTAATATTATCAGTGCAATCTTTACAGATATTCGCTTTGGTCGGACTTCAACGGTTGAAATGATATTCGATAGAATTTTTGGCAAAGCAGCCCAACCGATAGAAGGGGATATAAATGCCAATGTGTCTGGTGGACTGGAGCCGGATTTATCCAAACTTTCAACCGAAGATCTTTTGGCTTATCATGGACTATTGGAAAAGATGAATGGCAAAAAATAAGAACATACAAATACCGATGGCTCTTGCAGTCAAAATAGAGTTGTTTAAACGTGGCTGTTTTGACTTCATTACTGTTAAGGATGGAAAGAAGCACGAAAAGCAGGAAAAGGCTTTGAAGATCCTTACCGACAATGAACACGCAGAGTTTTTGTATGGCGGTGGTGCTGGTGGTGCTAAGTCGTGGACTGGTGCTGCCTGGCTTCTTTTTATGTGCCTTTGTTATCCAGGTTCCAAATGGTTTATTGGTCGGGCTGAGTTAAAGCGTATTACCCAATCTACCTTAATAACTTTCTATAAGGTTTGTAACCAATACGGAGTAGAAGATACTTTATACAAATACAATGGGCAGTATAACTATATAGAATTTTACAACGGATCCCGTATAGATTTGCTGGACTTGATGTATAAGCCTGGAGATCCTTTTTATGAAAGATACGGATCTATAGAATATACTGGAGGTTGGATAGAAGAAGGTGGAGAAGTAAATTTCGGTGCTTATGACACTCTTAAAACTCGTGTAGGTCGCCACTTGAATAATGAGTTAGGGTTAAAACGAAAGTTGTTTATCACGTGTAACCCTAAAAAGAACTGGATGTATGATACCTTTTACACTCCATTCAAGAAGGGTACACTTCCTGAGTATATGTACTATCTGGGTTGTTTGGTACAAGAAAACCCCTTCATAGATCCAGACTACATAGAAGGTTTGAGAACAACCAAAGATAAGGTTAAAAGAGAGCGTTTGTTAAAGGGTAACTGGGAATATGACGATAACCCCAATGCGCTTTGTTCTCACGATGCGATCACAGCCATTTTCAATAATCTGTTATCCATAACTAACGGCAGGAACTATCTAACGGCAGATATAGCCCGATTTGGATCCGATTACGCCCGGATTTGCGTTTGGGATGGTTATACGATCATAGACTTAAAATGCTTTCCACTAAGTAAAACTACGGACATACAGAAATGTATTCAACACTTCCAGAAAAAATACAGAATACCTAAATGGCGGTGTATCGCTGATGAGGACGGTGTAGGCGGTGGCGTGGTGGATAATTGCGACATACAAGGCTTTGTAAATAACAGTCGTGCTTTAAAGGATGAGAACTACCAGAACTTGCAAACACAATGCGGTTACAAGCTGGCAGAACACATAAACGCCTCAGAGATTGGAATCAATGAGGAACTGTTAAGCTCGGCAGACAAAGAGCAAATTATCCTTGAATTGGAGCAGTTACAAACATGGGACGTGGACGGAGAAGGCAAATTAAAGCTAAAACCGAAAGAGGAAATCAAGCAGGAAATCAGATGTTCTCCAGACTGGCGAGATGTGTTTTTAATGCGCTGTTGGTTTGATTATAACGAGTATGATATACCGGATGATATAGAAGCAAGATTAGGAGTTATTTAAAAGTTTGAATTATGGGATTTTTTAATGTTATCAAGAATGAAGTAAAAGCTGCTGTAGGCTATCAGCAAAATTTTACGTCTTTGTTGGAGGCTAAGGATATTTCAAGAGCCTTGAACTATATGCAAGATCGTTCCGGCTTTGCTGAAAAAGCCTTGCTGGAGTACAAGGTAGAAAACCATGAGGTTATGAAAAGGCAAGATAAAGCCGTTTATGATAAGAAAGGGAATTTTCTTAGATGGCAAAAGCGTTGGAAAATTCCTATTCCCTACCAACCATTCATCAATGAAATTGCTTTAGTGTTCCTATATGGCAGACCTGTAAAATGGACGCAAAGAAGCAAAGGTACTGATTATGCTTTTGAACAATATCTAAAACTGCTGGAGCGTTTACGCTTCAATGCCAATGTAAGAGAGGCTAAACGTGCTGCTGGTGCTGAAAGAACTTCTGCTATGCTATATCACGTGTACCGAAACAAAGAAGGCAAACCAGATGTATTATTGAATGTGTTGTCTAAACAAAACGGGGATGATATTTACCTTATCAAAGATCAGTATAAGCGTATGACTGCTTTTGCTTGGGGATATTATCTGAATGAATCCGGCAATCGGAGTGTTTACCATGTGGATATTTACAAAGATGATACGGTTTATTACTGTAAGCGTGTTAGTGTAGGTTGGGAAGTGAAGGCAATCCCCAATGTGATAGGGAAAATTCCCGTTATCCTCTTTGAGCAAGAGTTAGAGCATGAAGGAACACAGCCCATGATACACCGTGTAGAAAGCATGGAATCTACAGATGCAGATGTAAACGATAGATTCGCTAACCCGGCAATGGTAGCAACCGCAGAAGTGCTTAACAGCTTGCCTAAAGCAGAAGAAGAGGCAAAACTATTCATTCTAAAGGAGGGTGGCAAGGTTGAATATCTTACATGGGATCAGGCTTCACAAAGCAAGGCAAATGAATACGAACGGCTGGATAAGCATATTCTTTCAAAATCTTTCACTCCCAACATAGATTTTGACAATATGAAGAGTTTGGGCAATCTGTCTGCTAAAGCTATCAGAAAAGTAATGCTTCTTGCAGTGATTAAAGCTGATAAACGAAAGGAAACCCACGATAATTACATGAATAGAACGGGTAATTTGCTACGTGCTATTCTGGGTAATGTTTTGGACTACCAGCACAAAGCCGAATATGAAGCATTACAGTTAGGGCATGAGTTTCAAGAGCCATTCGGTGAAGATGTGAGCGATATTCTTGCTGATATATCAAAGCAGTATAACGATGGAGCGATGAGCCGACAAACTTATGTGGAAATGAGCTACCTTATCAAAGATGCAAAAACGGAAATTGAGCGTTTGAAGCAGGAAGATTTAGAAGCCATAGCTAAACAGCAGGAGTTAAACAGAATAGATGTGTTCGGTGGAGGTGAATAATGGCAAAGAAAGTAAAACTATCAGAAACAAAGTACCATTGTAGGGATTGCAAGCACTCTTACGACTGGCACGAGAAGGATTATAAAGGTGAGTTCTTCCTTTGTCGGTGTCCTTTCTTCAAATACTCTAAATTCTTAAACAAAGATCACTGTGAACACTTTGAGTTAAAGCGCAATGGCAAAAACTAAATACGTCAATTCCACGCAGCTACAAAAAGAGCTGTTTAAACGTACAGAAGGGTACGCGGCTAATGTACGTGCGATTTATCAAAACTACTTACTCCGGATTATTAACCTGGTAAAAGGTACGGAGTTAGAAGAAGGTAAACCGTTCTCTTTCTCCGAATATGGCTATAGTGATGAGGCTACAGCCATATTTAGAGAAATGTACAGCCGTTTGTATCAAGAGATAAGGAATGACGTACAAAATGAATGGCTGCTTTCTAATCAGCATAACGATGAGCTGGTAAGAAGTGTATTCGGTGAAAACTCTATCAATGATAATCACTTTGCCCGATTCTTTAAACGCAATATGGAGGCTATGAATGCTTTCTTTGCTCGGAAAACTGGAGAAGAAGGGCTAAGCCTATCGCAAAAGGTATGGAAGTACACAGGACAATTTAAAGAAGAGCTTGAAAACTGCTTGGATCTGGCTATAGGAGAGGGTACAGGAGCCAATAAGTTAGCATCCAAAATACAGACCTACCTACAAGATCCTGATCGCTTTTACAGAAGATTCAGAATAAAGGTCGGTGAGGATGAAAACGGAAATACGGTGTATGGTCGTGTATGGAAACGTAGGGTATATGACAAAGAAACTGAAAGTTATAAATGGGTAGATGATAACCCGAAGAAATATCATCCTGGACGTGGCGTATATAGATCTTCATACCGTAACGCTCAACGTTTGGCACGTACTGAAACCAATATAGCCTACAGAACTGCCGATTTTGAACGATGGGGGCAGTTAGATTTTATAATTGGCTATGAAATCAAACTGTCAAACAACCACCCATGCCATGATATTTGCGATGAACTTGCTGGCAAATATCCCAAAACTTTTAAATGGACTGGCTGGCATCCGAATTGTCGGTGCTATATGATCCCGATTTTAGCTGGTGAAGATGATATAGAGGATATGCTTAACAAGATCCTGGCTGGAGAGGATGAAGAAATAAGCAAAAAAGGGCAAATAACGGAGTTTTCAGATGAATTTGTACAATGGGTAAAGGATAACGAAGATCGCATGAATGAAGCCAAAACAAAAGGCACTCTACCCTATTTTGTCAAAGACAACTATACAGCTATAGAAGAAACCTTGCATCCTCTCACGCCTGAGCAAAAACACTACAAAGGGCTGGTTGCTCAATATGGGGAAGAAAACGTGAAAAAGCTATATGAGGCTTTCGATTCTTTCAAAGCCAAAATCTCTACTGGTGATTTGGAGTACCAAATCAAGAAGCTAAAGTTTGAGGCTAATTGGGTTGAGGAAAAGAATAAATTCCCGACTTCTCCCGAAATGGTGAAAATGCTAAAAAAAGAGCTGGCTATAGTTGAGGCAAAATTTCAATACCAACAAGCCGTAAATGCTGCCAAGCCTATTTTGAACTATAAAAGCAAGAGTAAACCGTTAAACTCGATTCTGGCAGAACTGAATGAGGCTATAGCCAATGAAGCGACTGCAAATGAGATACAAGCCTTGACAGCAAAAGCGACTGCCAAAATACAAGAGATAGAAAAGGCTCGGCTCGCAAAGCTGGTTAAACAAGGTGCGGACGGATCCACTTTGGATCTTTACGCTACAGAACAAGAAAAGCTGGAAATAGTACGGCTCCAATCTGAATATGATAAGGCTATGGATCTATACGGCAGTCAGTGGAATAGTGAAGTAAGTGCTTGTTATGTCCGGCTTGCTGATTATAAAAAGGAGTTGGCTTTAAAGTATGTATCAAAACAAGGCAAGCTGGTTAAACTGAATGGAGAAACTGAGGAACTGGCAAAAAAAGCACTGGAAGAGTATGTAAATGCGCCAGTTAATCATAGTGCTAATAACGCCATCGGTGGACGCTGGCAGAACTATAGTAGTGAAGCTGGAGCAATGGAGCGTTATAGCAAAAAAACGGGTATATCCGTAGATGAACTTGCTTTAATAAACCGCTATACATACGGCTCCAAGTGGTGTAATAATTACGGCTATGGTATTGTTGATCCGTACTTTGGCAAAGTACAAGATTATGGGGGATTATGCCAAAAATATTATCCGGCTTGTAATGCTGCCTTAGAAAAAATGCCTCGCTATAATGGTACTGTATTCTCTGGTATCAGCTTTGATGCAATGAAGCTGGATAAGTATATTCAAGAAATGAAAGCGTGTCTATCATCCGGGCAACCCTATGTAAACAAAGCCTTCATGTCCTCTACTACCAATATTGATAGAACTGCTATCTTCGGAGATAACCTAATGCTGGTTATCAAAAGCAAGAAGGGGGTAGATGTAAAAGCCATTTCCCATTATGCAAGTGAAGATGAAATCGTGTTTCGTGCCGGATCCCGTTTTAAGGTGCTGAATGTTTATCAGGAAGAAACAAGAAAATACGGCTTTGGAAAAGGCTGGGTAGTTGAGCTGGAAGAGATATAAGGAAGAGCCATTACCAACGCTGGCAATGGCTCTGAACTGCTCTAAAGCAGCTATCATCAGCTCTCAACAGATGAAAACATACAATTTTACCTCAATAAGCTAAATAGCTTCAATATTTTTTTTGCTCGTTTTTCTGATACTGTTTCAGTTATATACCCATCGGTAGTATAAAATCTAACCGTCCGAATTTTATGCGTTTTCAATAATGTATATACTTCCTCTGGAATAACATATCTCGTTTTAAGATTAAAATGCTCAATAAAGGTTTTTCCAAGATTCAGGCTCCAATATTCAGCAACAGCATCCTCTTCATTATTTAATGTAATGATACTATCATTTTCTAATTTGAGCATTAAACTGGCTCCTTTTTCCATACTATAAACTTTATCACCGCAATTATAGGTAGTCTTTAGAAGTATTGTATTATTAATTTTATGCAAAGCACAAGTAAAGCCATCACTAAAGCTAATGTAATTTGTTTCGGCTATCCTATTGCCTGTAAACTCATCTATTTCGTCTTTGACGATTTTTTGGGCATGGATGGAGTTGCAAGTCATAAGACACATCAAAAAAAAGAATAAAGTTTTCATATCGTGCAATTTACAGATTAATACTCTATCAGAAAGCTACCTGTAAGCCCACAAAAAAACGTGGGCTTACTCTGCACGATCAAGAGGGACGACCAAGTACCCAACAGCCCATACAAGAGTAATGCCCACGCCATAGCGCAGGCATTAGCACATTGTTTCTGAGGGCTGTTTGAAATTTTGGTCGTTTTCTTGATCCTCGCAACAATAGCCAATGCTATATTAGCTCAATATTTTATTTCTGACTGCAAATATAGTGCTATTTGTGAGAAAATTAATCTGTTTATGTTATTAATTTAGACACGACACAAAAAAGAGGAAGGTTTTACACCTCCCTCTTACCTGTTTCAAATGATTTCTTCCAGTTGGTTGTATCTCCTTCTGGATTCGGGCTTTTACCTGGTAAATGCTCCGATAATAGTTGCTCTTTCCATTCCTTGTACGCTTCATCTAAAGGCTTTTTTGTGTCGCAAGCATCCAAGTAGGAATAATGAAACTCCTTCTCATACTCCCAAAAAGAAGCTGCCAAAGGGTGAAAAGCATCACCTTTATACGGATTCTTTTTTTCACCTTTGTACCAATGGTAATTTGAATAATCTTCCGTTATGCCGGAAAAGAATCCGGCTTTGTTCCAATCTTTAGTTATCCCCATTGTATAGTATTATAAAATTGTTTTACAATCCTTTTCATTTCATTCGGTAAGCGTTTTAAGGCTTCATGTACCATTATTGGCGGTATTCCGAAACGTGCTTCTGCCAAACTTCCAGTAATAGCCCCTATCGTGTCGCTATCACCCCCTATAGAAATGGCTAAGCGTATGCACTCTTCAAAATTGTTGCCTTCATAAAAGCAACAAATAGACTGTGGTACTGTAATTTGGCACGTTTCATTAAAATTATTATGCTTTCTAATTTCGCTTAACAAGGGAATGTCATAATATCCTTCTTCAAGATATACCTTAGTTACATATCCATATTTGGGTACTTCTATAGCTCCTTTACGGATTTTATATATCAGCTCTGCTATTGCTTGTGCGCCTTTAATACCTTCTGTATGATTGTGCGTAATTTCAGCCGTTTTTCGAGCCTCCAGTAAAACACTATCTAAATCATTAAACAACCAAGCAGTAGGGCTAACCCTCATTGCTGAGCCGTTACCGAAGCTATTATATGGTTGTGGATCATCTGCTACAATCCAACGAGCAAAGCTACCCCCATAAGCCCCTTTGGGATTCGGGTACTTTCTGCACCATTCTAACAAGCTATCTTTGTAGCTTTTCTTATTCAGTATTGCATCCGCAATAGCAATAGTACAAATCGTATCATCTGTAAAAGTGCTTTCTTCCGTAAACAACTCAAAGTTATAATTATCCGTATTGTTAAACTCAAATCGTGAGCCTACAATGTCGCCTATTATTGCACCTAACATTGTTATTCCTCCAATTCTGTTATTATGGTTTGCTTTATTTTTTTTATCTCGGATCCAGGGAATTTTACAGCTTCTTTTTCTGCAAGTTCTCTATAGCGGAAAAGGTGTACATCATCAAATGTACTGAGGTAATAGCTTGTAAATTGTGGCTCACTCCATTCACTCACATATTGATCTCCACATTGAATACAGAACTCGTGTCTTATCCTCTCTTTTTTCATAAACTACCTCCTTTTTTAAAATTACCTCTAAAAGTTTTTTTTCGCTTAATAAACCCCATACGGATTGTACAATACTTGTTTTGATACTCAACCCGACTTAGATCTACATTCCAAAGACTTTCTTTTTTGATACCTATTTGTTCCTCTGAAAGTTCGTCAAAGATCGCAGCAATAGAGCCAAAATAGAAATGCCTTTTCCCATTATACGGCTCTCTCAATTCCACATGAATAACTTTCGGTAACTTCATAATCCATTCCATTTATTAAAGCGTTCTAATCTGATGCCTTAAAATTATATATTGGCTTTATCGTATCAATGATTTCAACTGTATCAGTGATAGCATTTTTAATCTCTTCCATAGACTTATACGCTTGTGGGGCTTCATCTATTGTCGCTCTACTTACAGAAGTGGTATATATTCCATTCATAGATTCTTGGTATTCCTCCATACTAAGCAACTCCTTTGCTTTGCTCCTACTCATCAAACGTCCGGCTCCATGTGGGGCTGAATAGTTCCAGTCCGGGTTTCCTTTCCCAACACAGATAAGGGAACCATCACGCATATTTATAGGTATTAATAGCTTCTCGCCTAATTCAGCACTCACAGCACCTTTTCTAAGGATCATACGGCTAAAATCAATATAGTTGTGTATGGTTTCAAATCTATTTACCTCAGTAAATCCCATCCCCTTAATGATAATAGCTGCCATAGTAGCACGATTAAGTACAGCAAAACGTTGCACTATTGCCATGTCATTAATATAGTCGTGAAAATCACCACCTGAAAGATGTGCCAGCTCTTTGTCCTTACCAGGAATTGAAATATTCTTAATCGCTTCCTGAATATCCCTTTCCCTGCCTTCTGCTTTCAATCTGGCAATAGTATTGCGTACTTCAATCGCCCGATCACTTTCTGTATTTGCAGCCAAATTTTGATAGTGCTTACAAACATCGCCTCCCAACTTTCTACTGCCAGAGTGAATAACTAAATAGTACCTATGGTTTCTTTCTGAATAGTCCACCTCGATAAAATGATTACCGCCTCCAAGTGTACCGAGTGATAGATAAGCTCTATTTAAATCTACTTGCTTCGCACATCGTAGGTTTGAAAAATCAAAATTTGCCTTTTGAGTATCATGTATATTAAACCCATTGGGAACCATTTCCCTTATAACGGAATCCAATTTCTCACAGTCTATATATTGATCTGCCAATTCTACAGTAAGCATACCGCAACCAATATCAACGCCTACCAAGTTTGGCGTTACTTTATCGGTTATTGTCATTGTAGTACCTACAGTACACCCCTTACCAGCATGGCTATCCGGCATTATTCGTATAATAGAGTTTTCATAGGCAGGATAATTAGCCAGCCTCTTAATCTGATCGTATGCTTCGTTCTCAAAAGTTTCAGCAAAGATCTTGACTTCCTTTCCTGAATGTGTTCTAATTATTCTCATGTCAAATACAAATATAGTTTATTCTATTAAGTATAACAAATAAAATGCTACTTCTTTTTACTTAGTAAAGTAACGTGCCGTTTTAGTTCTTTATGTAGATACTTGTTTTCGCTCTGTAGCTCTTTTATGATAGAATTACGCTTTTCAAGTTCTTTGTTATATCGTTCACGCTCAAATTGAGCAAACGTAAGATCCTCATTCCTACAAGTACAATCCCGTATATCATTGCTCAAAACAACAGCCCAACAACAAGGTATTAAGACTTTGCCAGCTTGCTTATCGTATATGTAATGGCACTTACTCATTTGGTATTAAGTCTTTGATATAAGCCCATCTTTTCCAGCCCAGCATTTGACTTTTTGCAAATACTTTATACTGCCAAATACTACCATCTTCTTTTTCAACTAATACGATAGTATTTACATCAGGGGCTTCTCTTACACTTGAATCATGCCACACGGAGTTGATGCGCCAATTAGCGCCCATCATAAAACTGACCTCACTTGTGCAATTGAAGCGTCCGTTCGGCCAGTTTCTGTCTGCATATTCTGTTGCTGCCTTTTCAATCTGTTCTTTTGTCATAGTTCATCAAACTCTTTTTGTAGTGTTTCTATTTTGTTTTCCAAAGCATTCATATAGTTCTGAAAGAAACCCTTACCAAAAATTTCTTCCTTTAATCGTACATCATTGTGCATTTGGTTATATGTGAATATCAATCCACCGCCATACTGGATATTTGACTTTTCAAGTGCTGCTTTATGCTCTTTGTATTCTTCTATTTTCTTGTTAAGTTCTATTGCTCTGTTGAATTTCTGCTTATCCATAGTGTTACCCTTTCATACGTCCTAAAAAGGACAGTTTTAATACATCGTATTGCTGACCTATAACGGCAAACTCCAACATAGCGTTATCATCCGAAAGGTCGTTTATTCTCAAAATCGGATAATATTCTCCTGTACTGGTTGCATATCCCTCTTGTGAAATATCATCCGTTATACGCTCATCATCGCATTTGCCAAAATAAGAATCAAGGCTTTTTATGATGTGTTCTTTCAAATAAGCCTCACTATATACAGAAGCTATTTTATCCTGTTTCCTTAGTGCGTATCTCATAATTCATCTTTATCTCCTAATTCAGATAATGCTTGTTCAAGCTCTTTGAGTTTCTTAATGGCATAATCTCTACGATAAGTAATTATATCCCGGTTGGTATAATCTGTATAGAATCGGTCTATAAGGTGTTGGACGTAAAATCTTTCAGGCTCTTCGCAATGATTCAATAGAATTACATAATTCGTGTTTCGTGGATGGAAGCATAAGAATCTGTAATAATTAACCTTACCACACGAACATTCTATTAATCGTTCATCTATCTTTAATTTCTTAATATCTTCAGTATTTAATATTGGTTTCATTCTTCAACTCCTTTCGGTTTATTTATGGGTTTCCAGTGAGTGATAGTAACTTCAAATTCGGACTTATCGAAATTGTCGAGATAATCTTCCGTCCATCCATATTCATTCCAAACAGATGTAAGATACCCTATTTCTACAATACCTGTAGCTATTTCCTTGTACTCAACTCTTAGCAAGCATGGAGTATTTCGTTTCGGTACATCATTCGTATTTTCTTCACACTCATGCCATTCCTCAAATTCATTCCAACGCCTTGCGATTTCTTCACAAAGGATATTTGAACTTTCCACATCGCCTAAATGAATTTCGGCTATTTGGTAATTCATCCCGTCCTTTATACAAAGTTCTGCATCCAATTCATCTGCACCAAACAAGCGTTTTCCTCGTGCTGGTAAGCAAATAAGTTTCAATGTATCAGTATCTAACTCACCTTTGGCGTATGTCCAATTCAATTTAATTTTCATTTTATACCTCCTTTTGCTTTTGTTGCAGCCATTTTACACCTTTTTTAAATCCTTCTACAAACGCATCTGAGCAAACCCTTTGTATTTCGGGTAACAAACACCTCTACTTCGATTTAGAGGACACGTAGCGCAAGCCTGGCTTCGTCCGTTGGCTTGCTTTGCTGCTTTAGTTATTCCTTTCATAATTTCGACAACCATTGTTCATAAATACGTGTGGCTATCTGAGCCATCATTACGGGTGGTACTGACATTCCGCATAAATATTCAAGTTCATTTTGATTTTTAGTCTTATAATCAAGTGGGAATGTTGATATTTTTAGTATCTCATTTTTACTGAGAAATTTAGGCTCCTTTTCTGTCATCATGGTTCCGTGTCCTCCTATAAAAGTGGGGGGGACACAATCCTCTTTTAATAGTATATAATTGAAAAAGCCTCTTTTCCCACGTAGTTTTATACAAGCACTTGCCAAGTCATAATCTTTAGGTTCGTGGGCATCCCATAATTCACGTAATTTTGGAGAATTAATTTCCTTGCCTTGATAATCTGAAAATTCACCATAAATAATAGGCTCTTCTTTAAAATCCATGTTAATATATGGCTCCACGTTAAACAGATTAGATACCTTCAAAAAATTGATCCCTAAATCATGTCTAATGCAAATAAAGAAGATCCGTTCTCTTTTCTGAGGAACACCCATCTTTGACGCATCAAGAAGGAAATGCTGACAATAATAGCCAGCGTTATCAAAATCTTTATATATGCGCCTAACATAGTCTATTGCACTTCCCATAAGTAAACCTTTCACATTTTCGGCTACTACAACTTTTGGTTGCAATACCTTTGCTAAAGCTATGAAATCAAAGAAAAGCGTATCAAGAACTTGTGCAGATTGCCCTTCTCTGAATTTCTTTTCTTTACCCCAAGCATCCTCACGAGAGCCAGATATACTAAATGTACTACAAGGTGGTGAACCGTCTAATATTTCCAAGTTGTACAACTCTTCGGGAAGATCTTCTCGATGCAATAAATTGCGAATATCTTCTAAGAAAGTATATTGAGGGTTATGGTTTTCAATGTAGCATTTCATCATTTTGGGATCTATTTCATTGCAGCCAATTACATCAAATCCGGCTAACTTGTAACCCATTGTAGAGCCACCACCACACGCAAAGCAAGAGAATACTTTGCCTTTATCTTTCGTGAATTTGGCTTCTGAAAGCCTCCAATTATAGGGGAATTTATGTTTCTGCATTTTCATATAAATTAAAATGGTAAATCACTTTCACCAGGTCTGCAATCCTCAATTTTGTATTGAGTATCTTCAACTGATTTTATAGTACACAAAACGTATGCTTTCTTTTTTAAAAGAGTTGCAAGCCTTTTCGCTTCTTTTTCCGCACTATCCAAGCTATCATGTTTGCAAGCTGGGGTAGCACACCCTTCCACAAATACCATGTAAAATGTATTCATATTCATTCCGTTTTGTTCCTTATTGATCAATTACTTTTTTCAATTTATTAAAAGCCTTCTCTTTATCAAATCTAATCCCATCTTTGAACTCCAATATCAACTCCCAAAGCTGGCTTTTGTAAACATCACCTGCTTTATAGTCAGTCTTATAATGGTATTTCTGTGTAGTGGTTATTTCCTTAAATATATTCGTTGCATTAAGATATGCGGCTCCCCATTCTGTAAGCTCTACACTAACGGTATCATTCAAATCTATTTCTATCATAAATATTCCTTTCTGATTTGTTATACGTCAATTATCTTATCGTTGATATGAAATATGTTGTCACTCACAAAATCGTATATTTTATACATCAGTTCTGGCTCTTACTATTTTCCCATTATCCAATATCAAATATAACCGGCATTTATAGCTGACTGTATCCGCCCATTGGTGAGCATATTTCAAATACTGATGTAGCTTATACCTTCCGGGATTATTCATCATTTTATTTCTTATTCTTTTTTTCATCGTTTTGAATTATTTTTTTATAACTACCGCCATTGTACTAATAGATGTGCCACTCTCTTTAAACTCGCCTGCGCTGATTTCAAACACTTCTCCATGTACTTCTTTCAGCCAGTTGCGAAAATCAATACACCTCTTTTCCGAAGCGAATCTCCAGTGTTGGCTGGTTATTGCTGCAAGCGTGCCGCCTTCTTCCAAGCGTTCATACATAAGCCTGACATGCTCTATATCCTGATTACCGGAAAACGGAGGATTTGCAATAATCTTAGTGTAACTACCTACACTGTATTTGGTAAAATCTTCATCAAGCAATATTACGTTGTTAAGGGTGTGAAGAAATTCTCTGTTTTCTGGCATCAGTTCATAACATTCAACCATTACAGAAGGACAAGCTCGGTGGATTGCTTTAATAAGCGCGCCACGCCCGGCACTCGGCTCCAGTACCGTATCATCCTCATGTATCCCTCCGGCAAGCATAACCAGCCAGTCGGCAACATCGGCCGGAGTCTCAAAAAACTGGTATTCCTGTTGAAGGTTACACCGCTTACCTTCTTTCAAAATGGGAAACACACGTTCCGGATTAAACGGAAATGTGAAACCCTGTATCTTCCCACCTTGCCATGAGCCTCCGGCTTCTTCTATCCACTTCTTTGCTTCAGCATAAGACTTTTTGTTAAATTGAACTTGAGGAAGTTTCAGAACACCGTCCTCAAGAGTACAATGTTTCAATATCTCTTCCACGCTCCATTTCTTACCTTCATCAGCCTGTTTTTTCTTTTCGTCCGTTGAAGCGTCCGGCGCTAAAAGTGAGGATATTTTTTGAACAACCGTATTGCTCGCATTCACGAAGGTATTGACACAGGATAGCGCTTCCATGAGAAATTTTGTATCAACATGTCCGGTCTCGTCATAGATGTCTATCCCTTCGGTCATGGATGACAGTTCATTGAGCTGCGCTACACTACCATGTAACGTTTCGATTAAAATCTTTTTTTTGTTCGTCATAACTTTTCTGTAAATAAATTCTTGTTGTGTCTACACTTCCATGACCGAGAAGATCGGCCAGTTGAATAACATCTTTGTTTTTTTTCAGGAACATTTTAGCGAAAAAATGTCGGAAGGCATGCGCGTGCATCTTCTTTAAATCAATGCCGCAATGTTTCCCCCATGCTTTCAAGTGCTGGGAAAAGCCACGCTGTGTGATCGGGCCGAATCTCCCTACCGCAAAAATCCCGGTTTTACCATATTCTTTAGCGTAAACCTTCGCTTCCTGCTGAATTGTTTTTTGGAAGAAAAAACGTCTGTACTTGTTACCCTTTCCTTTTAATACTACTTCCCCGGATATGATGTCTTCCCACGTAAACTGTTGGAATTCCGACAGACGGGCGCCCGTTGTTCCCAAAACCTTAATAAAGAAATAGTAATCCTTATTGTTTTTTGCCTTGAGATATTCCAACAGCCGGTTATATTCCTCCTCGGTCGGCACATTGTTCACATCGAGCTTGCGCTTCATCTTAGGCCGCTTAAGCTCTATAGGCTTCTTCAGCCATTTGGAAAATCTTTCTATTGCTGTAATCCGCAAACGGATGGTAGCGGGAGATAATTTTTCTTCTTCAAGACTTTTTACAAACCTCCTGCAATTATCCATGTTTACCTCATTGGCATACTCGAAATACTTTTTCATTGAAGTATAATATAAATTAACTGTATGAGGGGAGTAGTCATTATTATCCGTCAACCATACTATAAAGTCATTCAATAGCTTTTTGCTCTTCTCGGATATGACGTCAAGTTTTTCCAGTGGCTTTACCGTCTTATCCCTCCTTCCATATCCGATGTTAAGGAAAGACAATAGATCGCATATAGCTGAACACATTATGGAATGACGCACCATGACATCTGCATTTTCACGCTTATAAACCAGATAGCCACGACGATTGACATCTTCAGTACGTTCAAGAAAATCCGTTACATATTTGATATATTTCCCGACAGTATCATAAGTCCTGCCTGTTGTGTATAAGTAGGAAATATAATCAGTTAATATCTTCTGCCTGTCATTATTCATAATCTTGTTTAATTAAATTATACCAATCATTGCTATCTTCGAAAAAACATCTGTATCCATTAGCCGTATGTTTGCCTCTCACTTTCCGACATATAGCACTGATCAAAGAAGGAGCCACGCCAATCATCTTACCAGCCATTTGTATCGAAGGGAATACTCCACATAATTTCTCATCCTTTATCAAAACAACGCTCTTTTTATTCATGCCTGCACCAGTCTTATGCCAAGCCCCACGTCCTTTAGACAGATTTTTTATACTTCTGGCCTTGGAACGTTTTGAATGATAAACCATTTTACGACCCTTGTTGCGAGAAACACAACCTTTTAAAAATCGTCCGGTAATAAAGTCTCTCTCAAATCGCTCAGGCGGTATATATAATTCACTCATTTCTGTTCAGTTTTGAATTATAATGCTTCCATAATCTCATCATAGGTCATTTGCCCTTTTCTCCTTTCCGGTGTCCCGACCAATGCCATACGCTCCCTTTTCCTTTCATTGAAATAGCTGCGTACACACCGGCGGAGATAATTGTAAGGATCAATTGTGAACAGTTTCTTTTTACACACACCTGATATTACACGGGTGATGATACTTTGCCACGCTTCCTTTATAACATCCTGGCTGCTGGTGAATCCTCCTGAATACATATAGCCTTTGACCTTTGATTCGTAAATGGTAAAAACGGACACCATATCCTCCATATTACCTTCTTCATAAAAACCTATCATGACTTCGGCTATACGGACAGCCTCGCGATAGCGTTGGACCAGATCTCTTTGGGAAGAACCGTGTCTGAAAGGTATTATGACTTTCTTGCAATAATCCCCGCGTGTCGTCAGAACCGGTTTGTTATCTTCCGTCATAATGACTATCCCTTTTATGGAATCAGGACATATCCCATGTTCAGCCGCATACAGAAGCCTGCCATAAGTAAACCGATACATACGCTTCTGTTTTCTTAGTAAGTAACGTCCGTCCGAACCGGGTCTTATCAGTCTTCCGGTGTTGGTGTTCCATAATTCACCATTCCTGCTTATCTCATAGTGGAATTCCGGAATGGGATACCGCTTGTTTTTATCTGTTGTTCTCATAGGATGTCCATTTGTTTTTTTCCCGGTTGATGTTCCTTCTCCATTGGCGGAAAGTCCGGTGTTCCGCATCCGGCCAGCCTTGCAATGATCGGGCGGAACTTTTCCTTTCTCAGTCTCACATCATAATACGCGGTTGTCGCCCTGCATCTGGATATCTTCAGGAAGGAGGCTATCTCACGGAACAGATACCCTTCCTCATACGCCATATAGCAGAACAGCATCCTTGAATCGGATATGTTCCTGGATATCATCCGGGACAGGATCATCTCCTGCGAGACGCCCGTCATTCCGGAGATCTCGTCCAGCATAAGCTGCATCGGTTTCTTTTTCTTGTTGTCTTTTCTCAGGTTCATAAGATTGTCGTTTAAAAGGTTCTTAAATCTGTTTTAAAAGCACCGGCTCCTTATGCGGTGCCAGGTGGTTCTTTTCCTGAAACTCTGCGGACGGAACGCCCTGTCACGCTTATGCCAGCCCTCCCGGCACCGGAGTCTTGGTTCATCCAATATCTCCTCCATTGCGGATTTGGCCCTCTCCAAATTTTTCAGCAGATACTCATTCATTCCGTCCTTTTCCATACAGCGCGAGATTTGGGGATTCGGGATCATAGGGCTCCACGGTGGTAAGGGTAACGGAGGATACGACCACACGTCCGCTCCCTTCGCAGCCGGGACAGGTAACGGTACTTACGGTGTCCGTCAGCTCGTCCAGGTTCTCAAGAAAGCCCCGGCCGCAGCATGTGCGGCACAGGACTACATGGGGATGGTCAAACTTCCTTCTTATCATCGCCGGAGAATTCAGGTTTCACATCAGCAGTGTAGGGATAGACATCCATAATGGCGGTCTCGGCCACCGAGCCGATGACATAGTCCGCCAGCGTGCCCTTCATCCCCTCGTCCAGCTTCTTTACGGCATCGCGAAGATCGGAAGCCTGTACCAGTACGGTAGTGGAGGTCTTTTTCTCCGCTCCGCTTTTTTCGTCCAGCGTGATAAAGAACAGCTTGCACTTGAACCAGCGGTCGGCCGCATCTTCCTCAGAGGGGAACAGTTCGCTGTAACCGGCGCGTTTGACGCCCGAAACAGTAAATTCACCGTTGATATACGGGTTCATTTCTTCAATAATACGGGCTTCCGCTTCCGTGAAGCTGAGCGCATCGACCAGATAGGCTTCCGTTACTTTCCTGTTCATACCGTTCTCCGCCACCTTCTCGTAGCGGATGGAACATTCAAACCAATTGTGCATCATAACTTACATCTTGTTAAATGAGGGTTCTATTCTTTTCCATTGATTGTTTCCGTCCTTCTCCTCGAAGTAGAAGCGGATCACCGTGCCTTCCACCACGTTGCTCTCACGGAAGAGCTGCATGATTTCCGAATATTCGGAGTCGTTGAAGTCATCCTCGAGCTCGTACAGGCGGGAGATGGACTTGTAGTCAAGATCCCCGGCCTCGTTGCGCTGGAGCAGCGACATGGCCAGCTTGTACATGGGGTTGCGCCCGTCATCGCCCTTCTTGCCGATCCATGCGTTCAGGTAGTCCACAAGGCGCTTCTCTGCCACGTCTGCCCTCTCGTCGAAGCCCTTGACCCGGTTCCCCTTGACGGAGACCTTGAAAGTGTCATTCTTCACCTCGAACCCGAGCTGCTCATCACGTTTCAGGCCGCCGTACTCCTTCAGCTGGTCATAGTAGGCGGTGGCCTCCTTACGGAGCCATTCCTTGAACTCCTGGCCGTCCTTGATATACTTGCGGAGCTTCCTCTCCACAGAGGCGAGGAATCTGGCACGCAGCTTCTGGTAGTTCTTCTTTCGGTCCCCGTCCTTTCTTTTCTTTTCGGCCTGCAGCTTGCTTAGCAGGGCCTCACGTTCCTTTTCAGATAAATTCTTGATATCCATATCTGTTCTTATTTATTAGTGAATAAATTCCTGAATAAATCAGGGTCGATTATCTCCTCGTTGCAGTCAACGTTCTGTTCTATGGCCGTCTGGCATTCCCAGCAGAGATGGTTCACGGTCATGTGGTTGTTGTATTCACAGAACACCTTCCCACACAGCCCGCACCGGGCGAACATCGGCTGCACGGTGTCCGCATCCTCCCGACAGATGTCCAGTCCTTTGGCGTAGCAATCGGCACACATGTCAGCACATTCCTTTTCGAATTTCGTCTTTTCCATTATTATTATTGTTTTCATTGTTGTCATCTTCTTCATATTCCAATACCAGCATTGCCAACAGCCCCATCAGAGCAAACGCCCTTTTTACAGGTTCGTCTTCGATGATCACAGCCAGGACACCTAACAAGATCACTACCCTGTAACAGGTTAAAGATTCTTCTCATACCTCCTCCTTCCGTCTTATGGCCTTCAGCTGTTTCAGTGTGGCCTTCAGTTCCTCCAGGTTCTGGCTTGACACCGGCTTCCTGCATCCTCCGTGGCTCTTCAGGAAGGAGGTGATCTTCGCCTTGTTCATCTCGACCTCCACGGGATTGTCGCTGCGGTAGCTCCTGTTGAGAAAACCGATATCCATCGACACGGCGTAAATGGCCTTGACCAGCGCCAGCTTCTCCCGTCTTTCCGGATCCTTTCTCCCGTTGGGATCGAGCAGCGTCCCGATCCTGTCTCTTATACACATCTCCGAGC